GAAACTCAGGTAATGCGCCACCAGTTTCACGGTTCCCCCGGCGAAATCGCCGCCATTTCCGGTCAGGATCAGCTCGGTATCCGCCCAGACAACGAAGGGGTTCGCGGGGCCACTGATCCATGAATTCGACGCTTTGCCCAGCCCGTTGCCAAAGCGATCATCTGAGGTCGCGTCGCCCAGCCGCCAATCGGTCAACGCGCCGGTAATGGCGTCGGTCACACGTCCCGTGACGCCCAGAACGATGGAGCGCGCCGGAAACAGAAGGCCGGAAGCGACGGTAAACCCAGCCCCGATCACCACGTCGGCCTCAACGCTCCGCGCTGCGAGTCCCCCTCCGCCCGACGACAGTGACAACCCGCCGGCCCGCCAGTCGCTGCCGTCATGCAGGTCGCAACTGCCCGTATCGTCCACGAAAGCGCGCCACCCCCGCTGAGGGGCAAAAAAGGCCCAGCCACCGCCCGTATATTGCGCGATCTCGCCCTCATGGCCCGCCCAGTCATTCACCGCGCCAGGCGGCACGCCAAAGCATTCGCCGTCCAGCACCGCGCCCGGCGGTGTGGTCAGGCTGCGAGACCGCAGGCGCAGCTGCACCACGCCGTCAAGCCGCGTCAGCGCCTCATTCACGGTCACATGTTTCTGTGCCTGGCTGGCGGCCAGCAGCGGCAGGGTCAGGTTTGTCGTGTCAGTCATTGATCTCGATCCTTGCAAAGGGCCCGGGTCCGAACCGCGCAGAAATCTGCGCGATTTCAATCGTGTAAGGCAGGGTGACGGAGTCACTGACCTGCATGGCATCGGTGTAGGTGAAGGCAGGCGTGCTGAGCGTCTCTTCCCGTCTCAGACCCCCCGCATCGTGGATGCGCAGAATATAGGCTTCACTGTCCTCGCCCAGCGGCACCTCGGTGCCTTGCCAGCTGTCGCCGTCGATCCGCGTGCGGCGAATCCAGCTAATCTGCCGGTCCGATCCGACCTGCGGTGCCCTCAGATGCGCGGGGGCATAGGGGCGCAACCCCACCCCGTCGAAGGCCAGCGCCTCATGGGCATAGACCGGGTGATCATAGGGCCGCCCAGCGGGTCCGACACGGTAGTGCCGCTGCAATCCGCGCGCAGACAAAGGCAGCTCGATCTGTCCCGGCCGTCCATCAAGCAACACGAAGAGCGACCCGATGGGCCAATCGTCGGGCATGATCCCGTCCGACCCCGCCTGCCCGCGCAAGCGCAGCGAGATGTCCCACAGATCCTCCCCCACCAGCGTGGCATTGGCGAACTGGATCACTTCCCAGTTCGCGCCACTTCCGTCGCCCACGGCGGCGGCATTGGCGCCGTTCAGCACGTCCTCCATACTGGCGGAACTGAGGCTTCCGGTGCTCATCCTCACCCGCAAAACCGGGCCACGGTCCCAAAGCCCCGGCGTGGCGCGGAACAGCGGCGTTTCCAGCACGCCAACCGCCGAGACCACATCGACCAGCGTGTTCAGCGAATAACCACTGTCCGAAGGCGAGCTATAGACCGCCACCGACCCCGGCCAGGGCTCTGCCGCGACCGCCAGATGCGGGGCGTGCTCCACCTCGTCCCCGGTCAGCAGGGGCAGGTCCATGAACACGGGGCTCACCGGCAGGGGGGGCACGAAAGGCTCCGCGCTTACGGCGTCCTCGACCGTGTCCGACGGCTCGTAGATCTCCGCCTCCGACCGCACCGCCTCCACCTTGCGCGCACCGGCATCTTCCAACTTGTCGATCCGCCAGGTGGAGCCATCTTCCATCTCGAAGACAGACCCCGCCCCCAGATCCCGCCGCGATGGCGGCAGGGCGAAGCTGATCGTATCGCGCGCCACCCGTGCCTCGGCCAGCCAGCGTTCGGTGATGCCGCGCCCCTCCGCTCCGGTCAGCACCAGCGGCAGCTCACTCTCGCTGATCGTGTCGGCCCCATCATCGGGAAACACCGCCTCCGCAACCCGCGCCTCGAACTGGCCCGCCACTTCCACATGGGTCAGGCGCACGCGCCCCAGCTTGTCTGCCTCCGGCGCACGGGTTCTCAGGGGCGCGGAGGCGCCATCCTCGTCGACCGCCATCAAGCCCTCGACAACCAGTGCATCCGGCAGTCCAGTGCGGGACCGGAAGACCAGAACACCGTCCCGCTCCACCGCTTCGAACCCGTAGGCCAGCATCAGGGGCTGCAATCGCGCCCGTCCGCTTTCCACGTCGGACGACATGGCCCCGCGCACGAAGCCGTAGAGGTCCGACACATCGTAGTCGGTGATCCCCGCCTCCTCACAGATCGCGGCCACCACATCGGCAAGCGGCTCGGCCCCCATGCGGCCCGAAATCCAATGCCCGCGCGCGTGGTTTTCCCCGTCGGACCAGACCTCCAGCGCATTGGGAAAGGCCGGCCAGGGCCGCGCGTCCCAGGCCCAGACATAGGCATGGTCCATATCCAGCATCGGCCCGGCATAGACCTCGGACACGGGGTTATGCACGGGGTCCAGCCAATAGCTCGTCATCGCGCGCAGATACTGCATCTGGATCAGGTCATCGCGCCGCCCGTTCGAGAAATGGGGCAAGCCCGATTCCGAGGATTTCGGATCAAGAAACTTGTTGGGCTGGTTCGTCCCCTTGTCCACAGCCGCGCAACCCATCTCGGTAAATCGGATGGGTTTGGAGCGGGGGATCCACCCCGTTGCGCTCAATCCGCGCGGCAACACTGCCATGCCCCACAGGATCACATCGTCGCCCGGCGTCGCCGAGAACGGCCCGACCGAGGGCCGTGCCCCCGGCGTGTCTTGCGCGACAACAAAGCTGAACCGCAGTCGCCATGTATCGGGCGCGATCTCGGTTTGCTCGAGATCCAACACGCCATTTCCGAAAGTCAGGTTGCCGATGGTGCCTTGAACATAGTGGTAGGCCCCGTCCTGAGAGTAGACGAACCAACGGAAGCCGCTTGAACTGCCCTTGGTGAAAACCAGTTCCACGTCATAAACCTGAGCAGCCTTCAGATCGACAACACGCCGAAGCCTATGCCAGGTCGCGCCACCGGACGTCATGCGCATCGGACGATCGAATGTCTCTTCCACGATCCCGGCCTCCGGCGTGGCCGATCCGCCGATGACCTCCCAACTCTGGGGATTCACCGCATCCGGGGCATCAAACCGAAAGCTTCGCCGCCGATGCACGTGCAGGTTCTCCCACCATCCGCGCGGGCCTCTTCGCTTGGGTAGTACCAGTCATACCCTTCGCCGCCCTCGATATTGGCACGCAGGTAGTCCAGCTCATAGATCAACCGCCAGCCGATATCCGTATGGTCCCGCCCGTCGCGCCAATCGGACAGCGGCATGTAATTGTCGATCCCGATGAAATCGATATTGGCATCCGCCCATAGCGGATCGAGGTGGAAATAAACGTCCCCCGACCCATCCTGCGGGTGATAGCCGAAATATTCCGACCAATCCGCCGCGTAGGACAGCTTCGCATCAGGCAGCAACGCGCGCACCTCGGCAGCCAGCGCGATCAGCGCGTCCACCGCCGGAAAGCCGCTCTCCCCCCGCAACTGGGTCAGGCTGCGCATCTCGGATCCGATGCAGAAGCTTTCCACGCCACCCGCCGCCGCGCAGAGCGCCGCGTTATGCAGGATGAAGCGGCGATAGCTCCATTCAGCCGGGCCGGAATAGCTGACCGTCCCCGGCGAGACGCTGAAATCCGACGCACTGGCCGTACCGAAAAACGCCGAAACCTCAGCCTCGGCAGCAGAGGTTCCATCAGGAGAACCCGCAATCCCAGGGGCCTTCTCCCCGGTGATCCGCCCCCGCCATGGCAAGGCCGGCTGATCGCCCATCAGGGCCCAGGGGTCGGGCTTGCCGCTATCCGCCAGAATCTCCATCAGCAGAAACGGGTAGAACATCACCTCCTGCCCTGCCGCGTTCAGCGCCTCGATGGCCTCGATCACCGACTGATCCGTGGGCGTCCCGCCATAGATCGCGCGGCCCTCGACCTGTGCCAGCAGCTCCGCACCGCCCCGCGTCAGCCCGGCAACGGTCCACGGCATCTCTGCCCCATCGGCCTGTCGCTGCTCCACCTTCGGCTTGACGCTGCACTGCCCCGCACGCAGATCATCCCCGAACCAGCTGACAATCAGCGACACGGCCCCGCAATTGGGCAACTCCCCCTCCAGCGCCTCCAGCGACACCGCGAAATCCGCCACACCGGCGGCGGTGTTCACATTGGCGCTTTCCGAGCGACCAAAACCCTGCGCGAGGCTGACGGGCGTCGTCGCCAGCGCATATTCCCCCGTGCCCGGCATCATCGCCACCGCGCGGATGGCTTCCGAGGGTTGCGGGGGGCTGTTCAGATGCTCAGGCCGCGCCGGGCGGAACACTTCGAAACTCAACTGCGGCAGGCGGTTGCCATAAGGGGAAAGGTCCAGATCCTCGATCACCACATAGGCGATCCCGCGATAGGCAGGCACCTGCCCCGCGCCTTCCACCGCCTCCATCTTCGGGTCCGGCATCTGGTCATCGGTGCCGCGATAGACGCGCATCGTCAGATCCGTCCGCGCCAGTTCCGAGCCATCGGCCCAGACCCGCCCGACCCGCGAAATCTCGCCCTCGCAAAGCGCCACAGCCAGGCTGACGCTGTAGGAATAGCTTGCGGTCCTCGGGGTTGGCGGTGCGCCTTTGCCACCGCCCCCCGTCACCGTCACATGCTCCTTGAACCGCGTGGCCCAGATCACCTGCCCGCCAAGGCGCATCTGCCCGTAAAGCCGCGCAACTGACGCCCCTTCCGAGGCACCCGACAGCCGGAACCGGTCCAGCCGCTCCTGCTCGATCACCTGGGACCCGGCCCCTAGCAGCCGCTGGTCGATGACCCGGCCCACGGTCGCCCCGACGGCCCGCCCGATCACGGCACCGGTCAGCCCAAGGAAGGTGCCCGAGCTCAAGCCACCAAGCGCCGCGCCGGCGGCAGAAAGAAGGATGGTTGCCATTGTGTTCAGTTCCTTTCGGGAAATGCGAACCGCGCCACGATCCGCCGTTCCCACGGCGGCGTCAGCGCGCTTTCCACGACGCCATGCCCGCTATAGGCATGGACAAAGCTGGCCTCCGGCCCGGACCGGGCCTGCAACCCCAGATGCTTGGCAACGGCCCCCTCCCGCATGCGGAAAAGCAGCACATCGCCGGGAGCCTCGGCATCCAGTGGTTTCGGCGTGAGATGCCGCAGAGCTGCACGCCACAGCCGTTCTTCGCCCTGCGGCTCGGACCAGTCCTGCGTGTAGGCGGGGATCGCTTCCGGCTCCGCCCCGATCACCTCGCGCCAGACACCGCGCAAGAGGCCAAGGCAATCGCAGCCAGCCCCACGGGTCGAGCATTGATGCAGATAGGGCGTGCCGATCCAGCCGCGCGCCGCCGCAACAACCTCGCTCATCGCAGGCTGCCCCCGTCCATGCTGACCGACCCGCGACCGGGATAGGCCATGACCCAATCATCGCCCGGAATGTCGGGAAAGCCCTGAAAGTTCAGAAGGTTGGAAAACTTGAGCCGACAGGTCTCCATACGCTTGTCGCAACCCGCCTCAAGCCGCAACAGGTCACCCGCCGCAAGCTCCGCCCGCAGCGCCTCCCACAACTCCACATTTCGGATGCCGTCCGAGAACCGGTCGTTCTTGATGACCGCGACCAGCCCTTGGGCCGCCCCCGACAAGACCCGCAACCGCCCCCGCTCGAACCAGCGCGGCTCAAAGCTGTTGAGCCCGTCGAATTCCAGAAACCGCCCATCTGTGATCCGGTTCGCCGCGCCCTCATGGACAAATCCCGGCGTCGACAAGTCAAAGCGACAATCCCCGTCCCCCAACACCGCCGAACACCCCCGTTGATAAACCCGCCCCATCCGCCGGTTCATCGCCTCGGCCAGCCCGCGCAGTTCCACCTGAACCCGCCCGCCCGACGTTCCAGCTCGCCAAAGCTGCCCCGGAACTGCAACACCCGGTTCTCCGGCTCCCGCCAGTTGACCAGCCAGGCCTCCACTTCGGCCCCGTCGAAACGCCCCGCCTCGATATCGGCCTCGGTGATCGACGCATCCGACAGCGCCCCAATGGCTTCGGTGTTGTCCACCGACAGCCCGGTGGATTGGCTCAGCGCCGAGGCCGACAGCCCGGTATCGGCCTTGAACGTGGTCCCGTCGAAGACCAGCGCGCAATCATGATCCGTGAACCCGAAGCGCTGCCCGTCCCTGCGGATCACCCGCCAGCACCGCACCACCTCGGTCACGCCACCGGCCAGATGCGCGGCAAACTGCTCCGCCCCGCTCATACCCGGATCTCCACGACCGGCACCGCAGGGGCGTCGCCCGCCTGAAAGCTGGCCACCGAGGTCTGGATGCTGTCCGTGTCAAACCGCACCGGCACGTCAAATTCGAACCCGGCGCTCACCTCAACCCCCAGATCGGGCGCATCCGTAAAGGTGATCATCCCGGTGACCGTATCGACCTCGAAATGCACGCCCTGCACCAGTTCTGCGGCATCGAACCCTGCACGAACCGTATCGGCCACCGGCTTGGTAATCGGGCGGGCATAGCTCTCCTCGCCTGACCGATAGAGCTTTACCAGCTGGAACGCCTTTGTCTCGCCATCCCCGGTCCCGATCACGCAGTCACGAAAGCCCGGCTCTTTCGACGGCGCGCAACTTTTGTAGTCCGCCCAGTCTTTCCAGCGGAACCCGTGCAGCTGCCCGCGACGGGCCTCGAAAAAGGCAATCAGTGTCTCGATATCGTCAAGCGACCGCATGCCCACACCCGCATCATAGCGCCGTCTTGAATGCGCCCAGGGCGTGTTGCGTTCCTCGAACCCGTTGGCCAGCTGCACCACTTCCGTGCGCCGTTCCGGCCCGCCGACCGAGCCGAAGCTCAGATTGGCCGGAAAGCGAATTTCATGGAAATTCATACCTTTGCACCCCTTACCTGTTGCGCTGACCACGTGCGAGAGCCTGGCTCATCTGCGCCGCGATCTGGCTTTTCGATCGTTGGAACCCCTGCACATCGGGCGTCGAGATATTCATCGTCACATTGATCGGACGCCCGCCGCCCTGCGCCTGCACGCCCAGCCGTCCGTCCGCGCCGCGTGTCAAAGGCATGATCGCCTCCGGCCCGGCCTCGCCCATCAACCCGGTACCGCCCCGCATGGCAAAAGGCGTCGCGCCACTGACCACGCCGCCACGGGCAAAGGGCGTCACGCGGCCACCCGAAAACGCGCCGCCCCGCTCAAACGGCAACACCGCTGACACCAGCGAGTTCACCCCATTGGCCAATGCCCCGCCAAGCGCATTCTGCACCGGCCGGATCGCAGTGTTGTAAGCCGCGTCCACCATGCTTTGCGCCACCGTCCGCAGAGCGTCCGACAGGCGCATCCCATCGAAGATCACCCCGTCAAACGCGCGTCGCAGCCCACCGCCGAAAGACCGGCTCAGGCTTTGCACCTCGCGGCCTGTGTAGAGCATCGAGTCCTGCATCGACCGCAGTTCCGTGTGAAACGTCGCCACCATCTGGCTGGTGGATCCCAAAGTGGCCTCCAGCGCCGACAGTTCTGCGTCGAAATCGTTCAGTTCCTCATCCATCGGATGTGTCCTTGTGGTCGGGGAAACGGGCGGCCAGGGCCTCCAGCCCCGCCCGTCCCATCGGTGCCGCGCCGCCGGTTTCACCCAGCATCAACAGCAGTTCCGCAGGGGTCAGCGCCCAGAACTCGGCCGGTGTCAGACCAAGCCCCTGCATCCCGGCCCGCATCAGGCCGGGCCAGTCGAAAGGGCGGGTGTTGCTGCTCATCGGGACGGCCGGAAGGACAGCGCCAGAAGCTGCGCCGCCACGCGCGCGGCTTCCAGCGGCCCGCCGCCGATCTCGGCCTTGGCCAGATCCGCGGGCTCGCCCTGCCAGCCGCCCCCCCGCAACCCCGCGCAGACCAGCGCCAACACATCGCGCGCGGTGAAGCCGCCGGCCTCAAACCGTTCGACCAGCGCAGGCAGGCTATCGGCCTGCAACCAGCTCTCCAGCTCGGCCAATGCGCCAAGCGTCAGCTTCAGCACGCGTCGGTCACCGTCCAGCACCAGCGCCACCTCGCCCGCGAAAGGGTTGGCCATGCTCAAAGCGCAGCCGTGAAGGTCAGCGCACCCGCCGAGGCCAGCGAGACCTCATAGGTCGCCTCGCCATCATGGGTGCCCGCATATTCGATCGAGGTGATCTGGAACGGCCCCTCCACGGTGCCGAAATCTGGGATGATCACCTGAAAATCGGGCACTTCCCCGTCGAAAAAGATCTGCCGGGCGCGTTCATCCGTGGTCTCGTCGCGGAAGATGCCCGATCCGCTGATCGCCGCCGTTTTCACCCCGGCGCCGCCCAGCAATTCGCGCCATCCGCCCGTCGATTCCAGGCTGGTCACATCCACCGTTTCCGCATTGAAGCTCAGCCGCGAAGCGCGTAGCCCCGCCATGGTCTGGAACGACCCGTTGCCATCCAGATCGACCTTCAGCAGAAGGTCCTTGCCGTTTTGCGCTGCCATGTCATTCTCCAGTTAAATCTGTATATTACACGTCAAAGCTGATGCCGTTTATCAGCTTTCATCCTCGTCCAGCCGGGCCCGGAACCACATCTCGATCCGCCGGTCAGCGCCGCTGCGTCCGGCCTGGGCGCGATGGAATTGCACCCGGCCCACACGCCCGCGCGCCAGGCTCAGCCCGCCATTCAGCAGTGCGTCCGACACGGCAGAGGCCGCCTGTTTCGCCTGGTGATAGCCAGCGGCGCTGCTGGTCACGGTCACGCTGAAATCATGCAGCGCGCCGCCGAAACTGCCGTCAGACCGGTCGCGCACCTTTTCCGGCCCGATGGTCACGTAAAGCGGCGGCAACGGCCCCTGGGGCAGCGCGATATCCCGCGCGGCGGCGTCCTTGGTCTTCTGGAACTCCATGTCGGACGGGCTGAACCCCATCGGCTTCCAGTCCAGACCACCCTCCAGCAGCATCGGCCGCCCGGCATTGCGCGCCCCCTGATGGTGGCTCTCCATCTCCGCCTGCAACCGCTCGAACTGCTCGGCGGTCATGGTCCCGGCCCCATCGGCCCCGCGATAGACAATCGCCCCCGAAGGCCGCGCCGCGTTGTCCAGCAGCGCCTTCGACCAGCGCGAGGCGCTGTTATGCACGTCCAGCGCATTCGCCGCCGCCTGCATCGGCGACAGCCCGTAATGGTCATCCTGCGGATGGAACAGCCGCACATGGCAAATGGGGCTCGCCCCCTGCACATGGAACCGGTGTTTTTTGGTCCCCACCGCATACTCATAGGCCACCGGCCAGCCATCGGCCCCCGGCACCAGGCTCATCCGGTCCGACCGCAGCACATGCAACTCCCCCGGCATGCCGCCATCGGGGCTCACCGCCTCCACATAGCCATTGCCCGACAGCAGAAGCTGCGCAAAAAGCGCCTCCAGGAACTCGCCCCGCCCCTGCGCCCCATTGGGCCGCGCCAGCAGCGACAGCAGCGGATGCACCTCATAGCGGCGTTCCACGTCCTGGCAGATCACCGGCAGCGCCGCCGCCGCCTCCGCGATCAGCTTGACCGACCGGAATCCCACCGGATTACCGGAAAACCCCGTTTTCATCAGTGACACCGTATCGCGCGGGCTCCAGGCAACGCGCCCCGCCCCCGCCCAGGCCACCACCCGCCCCGTGGCCGAGGCCTTGGCCTCCGGCACCTCCGGCTGCGATCTCCGCAAGAAATCCAACACCATCCGCTTGTCTCCTTGGTCCATGTCAAAAGAGCGCCCCCGCGAAGCCCGCGAAAACGCTCCCAAAAGGGCGGATGAACGCCCCTTGCGTCACAAATTCAGATCTGCCGGATCCCCGGCTTCGCCAACGCCCTGCGCGCGGGCAGGATCATCCCGTCGGTCAGCGCCCAGACCAGCGCGTCCACCCGGTCGGGGCTGCCGCGCCCCTCGTATCCGGTGATGGTCATGCGGCACATCTGGTCTTCCAGCGCTGCCAACCCCGGCAGATGCGCGACCCGCCCCTGTTCATAAAGCGCCGCCACCGGCTCCGCCCGCGCGACCTTTCCGCGAGAGGCATGGACCGAGTGCACATTGATCAACGGATCGACCATCCGAACCGCATCCAGCACCAGATCACCTCCCTGGTTCACCTCGGCCACCATCCGATCGGCCCCATGCCGGTGATAGGCCGCCACCGCCGCCTCGGCCCAGCCAGAGGCGGACACGCCCTGAACCGAGCAATCCTCGATGACGACGCCATGCCAATCCCGCGGCGGCCCGTCCTGCACCACGCCAACCACCACGATCCCGCAGGCATCCGACCCCGAATGCCCCGTCACCGGCGGATCGACCGCCACCGTGATCCGCATTCGCTCCGGCACCGCGTCCAGCCGTGCGCCATCCAGCATGGCTTGCGTCCAGAGCGCCCCGTCCGCCTCCTCGATCAGCTCGCCATCCAGTTCCTGCCGGCCCAGCCGCGTCTCGCCATAGCGCGCCCGCACCTCCTCCAGAAACGAATCCGCCAGAAACGCCCGGTTCGCCTCGGTCGGCGCGTGGGTTACACCCGTGCTGTCCCGCGCCAGCAGATCCTTCAGAACCCCCACATTGCGCGGCGTCGTGGTCACGCAGACCTGCGGATGGTCCCCAAGACGAAGCCCGAATTGCAGCATGTCCCAGGTCTCCTCCGCCTTGGGCCATTTCGCCAATTCGTCAGCCCAGGCCGCGTCAAACTGCGGGCCCCGCAAAGCCTCCGGGTCATGCGCCGAATATAGCCGCGCCTCCGCACCGTTCGGCCAGGCCAGCATCCGTTCCCCCGCCACCCAGCGCGGCCGCCGATCGGGGGGGGAGCAGGCCAAAAGCCCGCTCTCCCCCTTCACCATCACCGCCAGCGCCTGGTCATAGGTTTCCCCCACCAGCGCCACGCGCCGGGCGCGACCGGGGCCAGCGGCGTCGCCCCCTCGACCATGGACCGCACCCATTCAGACCCGGCCCGCGTCTTGCCCGCGCCGCGCCCGCCCAGCACCACCCAGGCCCGCCAGTCCCCGTCAGGTGGCAACTGGTGCGGCAATGCCCAGAACTCGAAGAGCCAGGGGAGTGCGGCCAGCGCGTTGTCACTCAGCCCCAT